ATAAACATTAAGTATATGAAGAAAATTTATGAAGAAAGGAAAAACTGCCAAACTAAACGGGTATAGATCATTTAAATCACAATATGGGACAATTGATTCCCAAAATTTAAAATCAATTTTTATAAACATACAAAGTTGGGTAGAACCAAAATATGAGGCGGAGGATTGGAATAGGGTCGTATTAAACATGTCAAGATCCGTTAAACACACACTTTTAAATAACATAAATAAAGATATTATTGATACTAAATTTATTGTTGATCTTGATTTAAGAACTAGTGGATTACATCTTAAAAAAAAATCATTTATGAATTTAGAGATTAATTTGTTTCTGTTAGAAAAAATGGATTTTAAATCTCCAAAATTAAAAAAAATTGTAAAAAGTTTAATTAAATTAATATATGGGGAAATAATGAATAAAAACAAATATTTTAAATTTTATCTTACTAAAAATGGAAATACAAAAATCATAAAGAAAGAAACTGAAACTATTTAGTATTTATATATAAAATAGATAGATGGAAAACTTAAAAATATTGGGACCAAAAGATTCCGGACGTGGGATTCTTGTTGAGTATGATGCTGGTTATATAGACCCAAATGAACGAAGAAACTTATCTATGATAAGAGAAAATCGAGATATGTTGGATCATTCGAAACCATTTGAGTTTTATGCTGTTTTACAAAAATACAATACCCCAAATAGAAACGGAAGAATTTATCCTGAAAAAATATTAAAAAGAGAAGCTGATAATTATAAAAAAATAATTAATAAAGGAACATCTCTTTCTGAGTTAAACCATCCTGAATCTTCTCTAATTGATTTAGACAGGGTTTCTCACATGATCACAGAAATATGGTGGGACGGTCCTGTTTTATTGGGTAAATTAAAATTACTAACAAGTCCAGGTTTTCACGAAAGAGGTATTGTATCAACAAAAGGTGATTTAGCGGCAAACTATCTTCGTCAAGGAGTTACATTAGGAATATCTTCTCGTGGTGTTGGGTCATTAAAAAAAGTTGGGGAACAAAATGAAGTTCAGGATGATTTTGAATTAATATGTTTTGATCTTGTATCTTCACCGTCAACACCTGGCGCATACTTATTCACAGATAGAAACGATAGAATGAAATACGAAGAAAATTTAGATGAAGAAAAAAGAATGTCCGTAGAAAGAAATGTTGGGGAGTCTGGTAATAAATCGCTTGACTTAATGAAAAGATTAACTCATTATTTAGATAAATAAAAAAAATTATTATGGACGAAAAGTATTTTATATCAAGAATTACAACCGATGTGGTTGATAATGAGACAGGAAAAGTAAAAAAAATGAAAGAAGAAAAATTAGTAAAAGGGTATAGTCCAACAGATGTTGAGGCTAAAGTTACTAAAATTTTTGAAAATTATTCAATGGATTGGAGAATAACAGCAATTGTTGAATCAAAAATTAATGAGGTTATTGAAAATTAAAATATTTTTAATAAGACAAAAAAGGAAAAAGAAAATAATCTTTTTCCTTTTTTTATGCCTAAAAAATAAAAAATTATTGTTTTTTTAAAAGTTAATGATATTTATTGATGAACTATTATAAAAAAATATGAATTATAACAAAAATGTAGTAGAAGAAGCTTTATTCCAAATACGAAATTTGGAAGAGACTCTTCAAGAGAACGCAAAAGGAATACTTCAATCTACAATGAGTGAAGAAATCAAACAATTAGTAAAAGAATCTCTTAGAGAACAAGATGAGATTGAAGAACCCGTTGACGATGAGGAAATGGATCCTGAAATGGAAATGGATGATGAAGACATGGAAATGGATGATGAAGACATGGAAATGGATGATGAAGACATGGCAATGGATGATGAAGACATGGCAATGGACCCTGAAATGGAAATGGACCCTGAAATGGAAATGGACCCTGAAATGGATGATGAAACTATTGATATGACAGATGCGTCAGACGCGGAAGTTCTTAGAGTTTTTAAAGCTATGGGTGATGATGATGGAATCGTAATAAAAAAAGAAGGTGGTAATATAAACCTTAAAGACGGTGATAATGAATATATGATTCAATTAGGAGAATCTTACGGTAATAATCGTGATCAACTAATATATGAAATAGAAATGGGCGATGATGGAGAAATGGGTGGAATGAGTTCTACAAAAGGTGATTTTTATGAACAAGGCGACTATGGAAACTCAGACGAAGACAGAAATGAGGGAGCGTGGTGGTTAGAAGAAGATGAAATGAATCCTGAAATGAATCCTGAAACTATGGAACAAGGAGACTATGGAAACTCAGACGAAGACAGAAATGATGGAGCGTGGTGGTTAGAAGAAGATAGAATGGATTATGAAGATGAAGATGACTATGAGGATGACTATGAAATGGGATTTGAAACTCCTGTGAGAGATGCAATCAGATCACATAAAGGTAGGTTCGAAACTCCTGTGAGAGATGCAATGAGATCTCGTGGAAATAGATTTTCAGACATGGATGATGATGATGATGATGAAGAAACATCATATGAGTTGGAAATAGATGGAGATGATACTGAAGGTATGGGACATATGAAATATGAACAGGAATATACTGAAGATATGGACTATACTGATACTACTGTTGACGGTGTAATGGAAGCTGTTAAAAAATCTTTAAAATCTTTAAAATCAAAAGGAACTGAAAACCGTAGAGGTCCTAAATTTTCATATGACAAAAAACCTAATATGGGTGGCGGATTTAACGAAAAACGAAAAGAAGCGTTTGGTAAAGGTATTAAAGCCACTGGAACTGGAAAACCAAAATTTGAATATAAGGAAGGTATGAACACGGAAAAAGGACCTATTGGTGACAACACAAGAACCTCACCAAAACCAATGAAAAAAGTTGAGACCAAAGAAGCGGCAAGAACTTATGGTAATGGATCTAAAGATGGTAGCCGTGGTTTAAGAAAAGCGAAAACAAACAACAGAAATTATGAATACAGTCCATTTAAAATTTCGGAAAACTATTCAAATAATGAAGTTTCTTTATTAAGAGAAAAAAATGAAGAATACAAAGCGGCTCTTGATGTTTTTAGAACAAAATTAAATGAAGTTGCTGTATTTAATTCTAACTTGGCTTACGCTACAAGACTTTTTACCGAACATTCAACAACAAAACAAGAAAAAATAAATATTTTAAGAAGATTTGATAATCTTGAATCTTTAAAAGAATCAAAAAACCTATATAGAACAATTAAAGGTGAATTATCATCTAATGGTTCAACAGGTGAACAAAAAATAAACGAGTCAATTCAAAGAACTGTTAATAAAACTGCTGATACAGGATCTTCAGTTAATTTGATTGAATCAAAAACGTATGAGAATCCACAATTTTTAAGAATGAAGGATTTAATGACAAAAATAAAATAAAATAAACTAAAAAAATAAAAAACCAAAAAAAATGGGAGCATTATTAGAATCAGGTCTTGTTGGTAACATCGGGTTAAAACACCTTAAAGTTATCAAAGAAGACACAATTAACAAATGGGATCGTTTAGGATTCCTTGAAGGTCTTAGAGGCCACCTAAAAGAAAACGTTGCACAATTATATGAGAACCAAGCGTCTCACTTGATTAACGAAGCAACATCAGACGGAGCATCTAACGGAGCTTTTGAAACAGTTGTTTTTCCAATCGTAAGAAGAGTATTCTCTAAATTATTGGCTAACGACATCGTATCTGTACAAGCTATGAACTTACCTATCGGTAAATTATTCTATTTTGTACCTAAAATTCAAGGATACGCTAATTCATCTTCATACGATGCTAATGGAAACTTACAAAACGGAGTACAAAACTCTGGCGGTGAACATTACGCACCTTACGGAGCACCTAACTCACCTAGCACTCAAACACCAAACAGTGGTTACGGAGATGCAAGTGCAACTAACTTCCCATTCAAAAAAAATCTTTATGATTCATTTTACGAAGGTAATGAGGCTGGTTTAGATCCTCCAGGATTGTTTGATTACTCTAAAGGTAAATGGACCGCAGTTACTGCTAACACAACTGTACAAGTATGGTCTGGTAGTAGCTTAGTTGATGCGGCTTTAACGGCGTATGCAGGAAACACAAGAAAAGTTATTATGAAACTTTGTGGTTTTGCAAATGCTGGAACTGGAAAATTAATTGGTCCTGACGGTAGTGAAATTGATACAGAGTCTTTTCTTTCTGATTTAAGAATTTATGGAACTTCAATTATTTCGGGATCTTCAACACCATGTAACGTATTAACAAATGCTGCTGGTCAATATGTTCCTCTATTATTTAGAGTAGTAACTCAAATTTACGGTCAAGGTATTGTTACTCCAACAAGTACTAACACACAAACCGCATTTGGAAACAGTGGTAATGCATATAATACTAACACTGGTAACGGTGGAAGTTATAATGATATCTGTTCTCAAAATGGTTGTATATACTTAGAAGTAGATCTTTCTTGTCCTATATGTGCCGATTGTGATGCAACATCACTTGACGGATACACAGGTAGTACAATCTACTCAGGTGCTTCAAGTGGTTCTTTCATAGCTTTCTATAGAAGATATGCAAACCTTGAGTTTGAAGATGA